CCAAGGCTCTTTGACATACCGGAATAAAAGTTTGAAAATCAGCACAAATATTATATTGTCGAAGTGCGCTATGAATTGTATTATTGCAGATAGACGATTTTTTGTCTTAATAAAGAGATTATTTATTTTTGCAAAGCCTTTAAAACAGGTATTTTTTTTGGCCATTTTGACGGCTTTTAATCGCACCATTGAGGAATTGAAATAATTTACCCCGGACGGAAGCTACCCGAAAGGAATTACTTTTAATCGCACCATTGAGGAATTGAAATATCTCTACTAAATCTAATATCTCACCTTCTTTTACTTTTAATCGCACCATTGAGGAATTGAAATGTTGCTTGCCGCGAACATTTGCCGCGAATTTTTACCGCTTTTAATCGCACCATTGAGGAATTGAAATCTGGCCGAGGTAGATAAGCAGGCAGCCATTAAAGCCCGTAAAAAGGCTATAATGACCGCAGACGAAAGAAAGGAATATTTGACAAAAATTGTCAATGGTGAAGTAGAAGTCCCTTACACTGAGGTCAAATGGGATGCTAATACAAAAAAATTTGTTACTATAAAGTTTATTGAGTTAGCAGGGCACACGGCAAGAATTTCAGCTATTTCCGAACTAAACAAAATGGAGGGCGACTACGCGCCAACTAAAATAGCCAATACCGATAAAGACGGTAACGATGTAAAGCAAACAATGATAATTAACGGAAAAGTGATTGAATTTTAAATGTGGCAGAAAAACAGGAAATATTATTTGAACCCTTTGCAAAGCAACAAGAATTTATTGATGCTGCTTTTTCCGGAAAGTATTCATTCATAACTTTCGGTGGAGCTATTCGTGGCGGAAAATCTTACGGGTTATTAGCAACATTTATACTTCTTTCAAAAATATTCCCGGGTTCCAGGTGGGCGATAGTCAGAAAAGATTTACCCACGATAAAGAAAAATCTTTACCCCTCTTGGGATAAAATAAAGCCCACAAAATTTATTAAATCGCATAATCACGATACACATGAGGTTACTTTTAAGAACGACTCTAAAATAATATTCTTTCCTGAAAGTTTTGATACCGACAAAGACTTGAACAGATGGCGCGGACTGGAGGTAAATGGATTCGGCTTTGAAGAAATAAACGAATGTCAGCAGCAATCTTTATTTAAAGCTTTTGAACGGGCCGGTTCATATATTATCAAAAATGCAAAAGTTCAGCCCAAACCAATTGTTCTATCGACATGCAACCCAACTAATGGATGGTTTAAAGATTTGGTTTACGAACCATTTAAAAACGGTACATTACGCACGGGTTGGCATTACATTCAATCCAGGATTTACGATAACCTGCCTTTACTTAAAGAGCAACCTGATTATCTGCCCTCGTTGCAAGCAAATTTGAATCGGTATGAATTTGAGGTTTTTGTCGAAGGTAACTGGGATATTCAATTAAAGACGGGTGGAGAGTTTTATAAATGCTTTGAACTGAATAAGCACGTAAAACCTGTTAATTACAACCCAGACATACCATTACATATAAGCTGGGATGATAATGTGAACCCGTATCTTCCATGCGGTATATTTCAAATTGAAGGTAAAACAATTAAAATGATTGATGAAATCTCAGGGATAACACCTGGAAACACGGTTAAATCGGTTTGTCAGGAATTTGTCAGGCGTTATCCGTCGCACAAATCAGGGCTGTTCATCTACGGGGATGCAACAGCCAATAAACAAGACACTAAACTTGAAAAGGGCTATAATTTTTTCAGACTAATAATGGACAATCTGGCCGAATATAAACCGACCAACAGAGTTTTAGCATCAAATCCATCGGTAGTAATGCGCGGCAATTGGATTAATACCGTGTTTGAAAAAAATTATGGTGATTTAACCTTCATCATTGGCGAAAACTGCAGAACTGCTATTAATGACTTTATATTACTCAAAGAGGCGTCGGACGGTACAAAGTTAAAAGAAATGGGTAGTGATCCGAAAACTGGGGCGAGGTTTCAAAAAGTTGGGCACTATACAGACTTATTTGATTATGTTATGTGCTCGGCTTTTTCTGAAGAATTCTTGAAATACCAGCGCGGAGGCAAAACCTTCACACCCTACATTGGAAAAAATAATTCACGAAATATGTACTAATTAAACTATATTAGCTAAAAAAAATGGAAGAAATTAATTAAAAACTAAAAGATATGTCACAAATTAAAAAATCTAAAGAAGAAATTCAACGGTTACATGAGCAATACTTAAACGACCGCATTATTCCTCACTATTGGATTAATTATCATCATTTAAAATTACAAAATGGAAAATATAACAGGATTTATAGGGCCTATTCTTATAATAGGTCTTATTAGTTTTTTGATTTGGATTTGGGTATTATCAGAAATAATAAAAGGCGCAACAAAATCAGCAAGAAACTTAGTATTACAAGAAACACAAGTTAAACTTCTTGTAAGTATTGCAATTAAATTGGGTGTCCCAAACGAAGTTATTTCAAAAGATACTGAGAGTTTAGGAGCAGAAGATAGAGAAAAAAAGATACTTCGAGGTATTGAGGAGAAATAAATACTAATACAGTTAGCAAAATAATAATTTATTGGAAAATGCCAATTAAATTTGGGTATGTCATTTTTAATCAGTAATGATTTTTACAAGCAAATCCAAATTGACAATCTCCAACAATTAATTGGTAATAACACATCTATCTTAGATTCCATACAACGTGCTGCCGTTGAAGAGTGCATTTCTTACCTAAAGCAAAAATATGATGTTACCGATGCTTTTAAAGACACACTTCAGTGGGATCCTACGCAATCTTACAACGCCGGTCAAACGGTTTATTTAGATGCACTGCCTTATGATCCGACACAAACTTATGCTTTAGGAGCCCAGGTTTTACAGGCCGGCAGTATTTATTCCTGTTCGTCAGCAATAGTGACACCGGAAGTATTTAACGCTGCTCACTGGACATTATTAGGCTTAGAATATACACTTTATTATTCCAAGTATCCGTTCCCGATATTTAATTATCTAAATATTTTTGCGGTCGGTGATCAGATTTTTTGGAAAAATAAAACATACACATGCTTAGTCGCTTCGCCTATACTCGATCATGCTGCTCAACTTCAGATAGGTTTTTCCGTAGATTCTGTTGTAGCAAATATTTTTCCGGATGATCCTGTTAATGGTGTTCAATATTGGGGTGCCGGCGCAGCTTACTCCGTCCCTACGAACACATTAATTACTAACACCACTTATTGGACATTAGGCGACAATCGCGATCAGAAATTACTTATGGTTTGTATTGATATTGCTCTCTATCATCTTCATAGCAGAATAGCACCGAGAAATATTCCTGAACTAAGAAGTGTGCGTTATTTTGGTCACCATGAAGATAGAGAAGTAAGAGGACAGCGTGTCTTGTATCCGACGTACAGCGCTTTGGGGTGGTTGCAAGCGGCAACAATCGGAGATGATATCACACCGGAGCTGCAAGTTATACAGCCGGCATCCGGTTCAAGGATAAGGTTCGGAGGGCGTCCAAAACTTGTAAACGATTATTGAAAATGGTGTTTAGAAGAATGGACTTATAACGGTTTATATAATTTTATAATTAATAATTAATAAATCTATTTTAATTTATGTCTCGTGCAGTTGGAAGTAAAAATAAATCTATAATAAATAATTTAGAAATGGATAATGAAGATATTTTTTTAAAAAACGCCGTCGATAATTATACTTTCTGGAAAGGTAAAATAAAAGAATTAGAGCAGGCCGGTAAGGATGCATCTAAGGAAAAAGAATATGCACAGGCTTTCAAAGTTCAGCTAAATGCTTTTACGCAAGAATAAAAAACAATTTGTCTCAAAATGATTTATTCCTTTTAGGAATTTTATATCACCAGTTAAAAACAAAATCATGATCGTTTCAAAGCTTTCATTACATGTTGCCTGGCAAATAACCAGCGATAGATCCTTATTAAATGATTTTTGCAAGTACGCAGAAGCCAACCAATTTATTTATTTTACTCACACACCCTTCTTTTATTCTTATCCAATTTTCGGAAAGATCTGGCCCGACGGAAAATGCTGCCAGTTTCACCAGGTGAATACCTGTTGTCACAATTGCGGACTGATACCCGAAAGAAATTATGCTGGCTACGGTACATTGATTTTACAACGCTCCGGCCCGGGAAACAGGATGAATCTCGTTTGCGCTGATCATACTTCCGGCACTCAATTTAATCCATGTCTTTTCGCGGAAAGGCAGTTGAGGATGTTTTGAAAAAGGCTGGTTACATTGAGTGTGTCTCGGTTCAAAAAAAAACTTCAATATATTGCAAAGAAAAACGGTAAAAAACTAACGCATGTCAGAAGACCAAAAGAAGGTATTAGAACAACAACTTTGGAACATCGCCAACACAAAGCATGGGAAATACGGAGGCAAAAAGTAATAAAATGAGTAACGCAATCGAACAGATAAAAAATAAAATGCAGGCTAATAGTAGCTCTGTAATTCCTTTTTCAAGACCCAATATGGGTCAGATAAAAAAGAACCTGGCCGGATTTATTGCGCCGGTACAATTGCAGCGCTTAAGACAGGACGTATTGAGTTGGCGTGATGTAATGACCGAATCAGAAAACGTGTATTATCCACATCGTGTAAAAGCGCAACGTCTTTTTATAGATACGATGGATAATGGCCATGTATTTGCTTGCTGGGAGCGCCGTAAGGATATGACGCTCCTAAGAAAGTGGGAATTCGTTAATTCTAAAAACGAAGCTAACCAAACTACTGAAGACATTTTCCTTGAGACAGTAAAGGGGCAATCACAAAATAAAAGCTGGTTTATAAAGTTCCTCAATTACTCTATGGATGCAATTGCTTACGGCTATTCGTTAATCGCCTTGGGAAGTATCAAAAATGACGAATTTCCGAATATTGATATTATAAAACGTTGGAACGTTTCTCCGGATAGGCTTAATGTTACCAATTTTACGTATTCAATATCAGGCGCGAACTTTATGGAAGAACCTTACAAAGATTGGCACGTTTATATTCCAACTTATAATGATATAGGGACATCGCCGGCTGGTTACGGTCTCTTGTATAAAGTTGCGATCTATGAAATATTTCTTAGAAATATTCTTGGTTTTAACGGCGACTTTGTAGAATTATATTCTCAGCCTTACCGTGTAGGTAAGACCACGAAAACGAACGATACAGAGCGTTCAGAGTTTGCTAACGCCATCCAGCGAATGGGCTCCGCAGGATGGGCAATGATTGACCCGGAGGATGCGATAGAATTTTTAGAAACAAAACTTGGCGGGACAGGTTTTCAGGGGTACGATAATTTTGAACAAAGGCTTGAAAAGAAAATTTCAAAAATAATCTTAGGGCACGCAGACGCCATAGACAGCATTCCAGGTAAACTTGGAAATGGTAAAGTAAAAAGCCCCGCGGACGTGGCAATGGAAGATAAGCAAATGAAAGACGGTTCGTTTATATCTTCTGTAATAAATAATTCGTTACTTCCTAAAATGCGGAAACTTGGTTTTAGTATTCCTGATGACGTAAAAGCGGTATTGAAAAATGATTCAGAAATAAGCGAAATAAACAACACTATAATTGATCAGGCTGTACGTATGGCCAGCGCGGGCCTTCCAATGGATGCGGATTATTTTACAGAGCAGACCGGCATACTTATTTCTGCTCCGCCGTCGCCTTCTTTTTCTCCTTCGATTAAAAACAGGCTTAATAAAATTTATAATCATGTTCAAAAAAATAAAGAACCGGTTTAAATCCAGGCGGCAAAAAAGCGATTATGATAAGTTAAGAGAATGTTTATTAAATAATCCTAAGCTCCTACTCGAAAATAAGTACCGTTTTGAAAGAGCCTTTGGAGTTAATGCCCGCGTAAGGACGGCCCAACAATGGCAAAGGCTTGTAAATCTTTACGGGATAAGAACAGTAGCGGCCACCGAGAATATGACGGAAGAGGAAGTGAGGCAGATGATGCTTGAGACTTATGATCAGAAATTAAAACGCAGATTAAAGAAGAATAATTAATGGGTTCAGAGTTTAAATATAGCGATGAACAGATTCAGGATCTTTTAGAAGGTATTAAAGAAGGCACAATCTCAGAATACGACATACCGGAAGACCTTTATACATCCACGGC